GCCGGCGCAACACTTGTTGTTGCAATTTGTTTGACATAACGCTTTACAAGCGTTTAGTCTTAGGAACCCGTACTGGTGCGGTTCGCCAGGGATCATAAGGATCAAAAATGTCTGAAGCAGTACAAGACTTAGCGGAACTACCCGCGCCGGAACAGGCCGCTACGGCGGCGCCTGTAACCGATGCCTCATTGCCGGAAGACCAAACGACAGAAGCGCCTAAGACCTTCACCCAAGAAGAATTGGACGCGATTGTCGGCAAACGCCTTGCCCGTGAACAACGGAAATGGGAGCGTGAGCAAGCCCAAAGGCAGGCTGAATTGGAAGCGCGTCGGGCGATGCCCGTCAACCCTCCGGCGCCTGATGATTTCAACAACGCTGCTGAGTACGCAGAGGCTTTGGCCGAGCGAAAAGCGCAAGAGTTGGTTCGTCAGCGTGAAGCTGCCCAACAGCAGGCTAGATTGCTGGAAACATACCACGAAAAAGAGGAAACCGCCCGCGGTAAATACGACGACTTTGAACAGGTCGCGTACAACCCGAGCCTTCCTGTGACCGATGTTATGGCCCAGACAATTCAGGCTTCTGACGTTGGCCCCGACATCATTTATTGGTTAGGGTCCAACCCGAAAGAGTCTGCGCGTATCGCCAACCTTCCGCCAATTTTGCAGGCCAAGGAAATCGGCAAAATCGAAGCCAAGATGGCTTCTGATCCGCCGATGAAGAAAACCTCAACCGCGCCCGCCCCTATTGCTCCGGTGACCGCGCGTTCGACTTCATCCCCTGCCTACGACACAACAGACCCCCGGTCTGTCAAAGCCATGTCAACGTCAGAATGGATTGAAGCGGAGCGTATGCGCCAGATCAAGAAGTGGGAGGCTTCCCGCAACCGCTAAGTATAAGGATCAGCCACCGTGGCTAATTCACTTCTTACCATTGATATGATCACCCGGAAGGCTCTCGAAATCCTCGAGAACAACCTTGTGATCACCCGCACCGTAAACCGCCAGTACGACGACAGCTTTGCCGTCGAAGGCGCGAAGATCGGATCCACCCTCCGCATCCGTCTGCCAGACCGCGCTCTGGTGACCGACGGCGCCGCGCTGCAAGTGCAGGACGACAACGAACAGTTCACCACGCTGACGGTTTCCAGCCAGAAGCACATCGGTGTGAACTTCACGTCTGCCGAACTGACCATGCAGTTGGATGACTTCGCCGAGCGCGTTCTCAAGCCGCGTATTTCGCAGCTTGCGTCCAGCATCGACGCTGACGTGGCCAACTCCTACAAGTCGATCTTCCAATCTGTCGGCACCCCCGGCACGACCCCGGCGACCTCTCTGGTGCTGCTCCAGGCCCAGCAGAAACTGAACGAGTCTGCTGCCGTCATGTCTCCGCGCTACGCGACCGTAAACCCGGCCGCCAACGCTGGGCTGGTTGAAGGCTTGAAGGGCCTCTTCAACCCGGTCAACACGATCTCCCGCCAGTTCAAGAACGGCCTGATGGGTGAGGGTGTGCTGGGTCTTGAAGAGATCAACATGTCTCAGTCCATCAAGCAGCACACGACCGGCAGCCGCACCGGCGCGCACACGGTGACCACCACTGTGTCCACGCAGGGCCAGGCGACGATCAACATCACCGGCACCGGCACTCAGACGATTGCCGCCGGCGACGTGTTCACCATCGCCAACGTGTACGCGGTCAACCCGCAGACTCGCGAGTCCACTGGTTCCTTGCAACAGTTCGTGGTAACGGAAGCCGCTACTGCGGCCGCCGGCGCTTACACCGCTGTCAAGATTGCGCCTGCTATCTACACCTCCAGCAACGCGCTGGCGACTGTGGACAGCTTCCCGCAAGCGACTGCTGCGGTCACGTTCCTCGGCTCTGCTTCCACGCAGTACCCGCAGAACCTCGTGTACCACAAGGACGCGATTTCCTTCGCCACCGCCGACCTTCTGCTGCCGCAGGGCGTCGACATGGCTTCCCGCCAGGTCCACAACGGCATCTCCATGCGCGTTGTGCGCCAGTACGACATCAACAACGACCGCCTGCCGTGCCGTATTGACGTGCTGTACGGTTTCAGCGCCATCCGCCCGCCAATGGCCGTGCGGCTCTGGGGCTAACAGGTAGAGATAGGAGAACACGATCATGGCACTTCCTTCTGTCGGTGGCGGCTATCAGATTGGTGATGGCAACCTCAACGAAGCCGAAATCGTTTCTGTTCCCGCGCCGGCGACGGCTACGGACAGCGCGACGCTGACGGCCGCGCAGCTTACCAACGGCATCATCATCGGTACGCCGACGACGACCGCCGCCTACACGCTGCCGTTGGCTTCCGATCTGGACGCTTACCTGAACAACTCCAAGGTGGGTTCGTCCTTTGACTTCCGCGTCATCAACACGACGACCGCGGGGGTCATCACGGTGACTACCAACACTGGCTGGTCCATCGGCACCAGCGGTTCGCAGGGTCTTATGACCATTGCGGCCACCGCTGGCACCGTGCGGGCCTTCCGCGCACGTCGTCTGGGGGATTCTTCCTGGGCGTTGTACGCGATTTCGTAAGCAACACGGCCCCTGCTTTGGCAGGGGCCAACCGCTAAAGGAGGTTTTCTATGCCGAATACCAAACCAGTCGGTGTTGCTTTTGCTGATCCTGAACTCGTTTCCGGCACGACTATTACGGGCGCAGCGATTTCTGGTGGCACTATCTCCGGCGCTGACATTACGGGCGCGACCGCGGCCGTTACCTCTTTGAATTTTGACGTCGCCAAGCCTGCTGCGGCCGGGTCCACCCGCGCCGACGCAACGGCCATGACGGCTTCGTTTAACTGGGTGACGGCTGCTGACGCAACCAAAGGTGTTATCCTTCCCGCGCCTACCGCGGGCCGCGTTATCGCAGTGAAAAATGACGACACCGCTAACGCCGCGCTAAAAGTCTACGCGCCCGGCAGCGCCAAGATTAACGGCGTGGCCGGCACTACGGCGTTCAGCATGGCGGCTAAAACCGCTTGCTTTTTTGTGGCGTACGACGCGACGGATTGGTTCTCCATTCCGCTTGTGGCGTCTTAACTAGCAGGCGGCCTAATGGCCGCCTGCCCCTTTTTAGGTGAACCATGGCTGTTATCTACCTAACGCACCCCCAGCACGGCACTAAGGTGGCCACTATGGACGCCGAAGCAATTTATGATGAAGAGTGCGGATGGATGCGCTATAATCCCGCCGCGCCGGCGCCTGCGCCGGATGATGAACCTGTCAATGGGCTGGCCGTCCGACGGCGCCGCCCCCGCGTAACCAAAGAGGACGACAGCGATGGCAACGGCGGGTGATCAGATAAATGGGGCGCTCCGGCTTTTAGGCGTATTAGCAGAAGGCGAAACGCCTTCCGCCGAAACTTCGCAAGACGCTCTTAACGCCCTCAACCAAATGATCGACAGTTGGAACACGGAACGGCTGGCCGTGTTTTCCACGCAAGACCAGGTTGAGACTTGGCCGCCCGGCACAATTTCGCGTACCTTTGGGCCAACCGGCGATATTGTGGGCGAACGTCCCATTCTTGTTGAGGACAGCACCTATTTCCGCGACCCGGCGTCCGGCATTTCCTACGGCCTGAAGCTAATCAACCAACAGCAGTACAATGGCATTGCGGTCAAGACCGTAACCAGCACATACCCGCAAGTGCTGTGGATCAACATGACGTACCCTAACATTGAGATGTACGTCTATCCGGTGCCGACCAAAGTGCTAGAGTTTCACATTGTGTCGGTTCAACCACTGACGCAACCCGCTAATCTGGCTACAACGCTGGCATTTCCGCCCGGATATCTGAGGTGTTTCCGCTATAACTTGGCTTGCGAAATCGCGCCTGAGTTTGGCGTCGAACCCTCTCCGCAGGTCCAGCGTATCGCCATGACCTCTAAGCGCGACTTAAAGCGCATCAACAACCCTGATGACATTATGGCGCTGCCTTACAGCATCGTTGGCACCCGCCAACGCTACAACATCTTCGCCGGCAATTATTGAGGTGACATCATGACCACCGTAGCTATCTCACAACTTCCTGAAGCCACCACAACTTCCGGAACCGACGTTTATCCGTTGGTGCAAGGCACCATTACAAAAAAAATTACGTTTACAAATCTTTTTTCCAATGCTACCGGCATTCCAATTATCGCGGGCACAACAGGCACGCTTTCAGTAGCGCGCGGCGGCACAGGAACTACAACATCTACTGGTACAGGTAATGTTGTTTTGGCGACTAGCCCAACATTAACGACCCCCGTTTTGGGAGTGGCGACGGCGACAACTATTAACAAAGTTACGCTTACCGCCCCCGCAACAGGTGCTACTTTTACTTTAGCAGATAGTAAAACGTTTGCTGTTAATAACAGCCTTACGCTTGTGGGCACTGATTCCACTACTATGACGTTTCCTACCACAAACGCTACAATAGCGCGTACGGATGCGGCGCAGACGTTTACTGGTACGCAAACCTTTAGCGGCCCTATTGTCGGCGGCGCGCAAGCCTTGTCTGGCGCCGGCGCGGTTAATATTACGCAATTGACCACTAAATTTACTTCTACTGCTACAGGAAACGCTCTGACGTTGGCGGATGGCGTGGAAGGCCAGATTAAGGTTATTGTGTATGTCGCAGAAGCCGCAGGCGGCGACACCGGCATTCTGACGCCTACCAACCTCGGCGCCGGCACAACTATCACGTTCAATGCTATCGGCGACGCCTGTATTCTTCAGTTCCTTGGCACTGATTGGTGGGCCGTGTCGCTTCGCGGCGCCGTGCTGGCGTAATTTATGAAAACGCCGATCCTTGGCTCAACTTATGTGGCCCGCAGCGTCAACGCTGCGGACAGCCGCATGGTCAACCT